CTTAAAAGAAGTATCGTGTAGTATTCATGCAAGAATAAAACTTAAGATATATCTTACAAGAGATAAGACTACACCAGGCTTTTATAAACTAGCTGAACAAGAGTTAGTAAACATTAACAGACTCATTGAAGATTATATGAAAGGTAATATGTATGAAGTTAGTGCCTTTCATTGGTCTGTAGATCAGGAGGAAACTAATGGTTGACTATACTAAAATAAATAATTCTCAATGTCCACAAAAGTAGGATGGTATTGGTACTACCATTGAGATACACAACCAACACGGCTAACCCAAACAAGCCGTGTGGTTGTGTTCATTGCGTTAATGCAGTAAGGTGTGATTATGAATAGTTATATAGTTGAATTAATAAGAATATCTAGGAAGATAGATATATCTTTGATACAAGCTTGGAAAGAATCAGGGATTGATATGTCAACATATTATCGTGCAATCAATGGTTCTGAATTAAAACATGCAACAGCTTTAAAGGTTGAAGATGCACTTTACTCATTACAAAAAGCCAGTAAAGGTAACAGAAAACTGGCAGAAAATTATAGAAGATTTAAAAAAATATCGAAATAAAAAAGGTATAAGCCAGGAAACATTAGCTGGTGATATGGGTATTGAACCAAGTCTAATGCAAAAGTGGGAAACATTTAAGAGAGTACCATCTGGATTTATGTTTAGTTGTTGGCTTGATGCACTTGAACTTGGAGTAATGATAAAACCGATTGGAGGTATAAATGTCAAAGGAGAAAAACAAAGGTAGTTATCACGAACGTTGGTGGGTAAATCTATTTAATAGCTGGGGATGGCAAGCAAAACGACAGCCATTATCAGGTGCATTAAAAGATTATCCAAGTGATATTGATTTGAATGTCAATATATATGGCGACGGCAACTTCATAACATCAACACAATTATTATGTGAAAGTAAGTATAGGCATAATGGTTTTGCATTAATATCAAAGTATCTTGGTAAGAAAAATAATACTTATGATAATGATTTACTTTTATTAAAGCAAAAAAATGGAGAAGCATTTGTTTGTTTCAATGTAAGAAACACAAAGGCATTAAGGTTAATTGAATTTCAAACAATGGAGAATGAATAGTGAGAGATACTTATAATGGTCTAACAAATAATTTTATTGAAGAACTTGAAGAGTTCTTGAATGAAATGTTTGATGGCGAATGGGAAATGAACTTTCAAATAGATGGTAAAGCAATCGACATAAGATTGATAATGTCACCAGAAGAAAGAGTCGTCGTCAAAGAAGGAAATGTAATTCAGTTCCCAATTAAAAAGCCCTCAAAGTAAATAGGAGTGAACCTTGAGGGCTTAAGTATACGTCGAGGAACGAATAACTAATCAATAACAATCATAACCATATAATGTCAAGAGGAATGTATGAGTTTCAAAAGAGTATCAGCAGTGATGGATATAGATTTACCAGATGGTTTATCAAAGTGGGTTCTTGTAACACTTGCTCACCACGAAAATAGTAATACTGGTCATTGTTTTCCGTCAATAGATAGGCTTGTAAAACTAACAAGCTTATCAAGAAGTACCGTAATCAGATGTCTACAAAAACTAGTAGACCTTAAGTTAATACACAAGCATCCTGATCGTGGTAAATCAAATCATTATGAATTTCTTTTTGAATACAAAGTAATCAGAAAGAACCAGTGTCACACAGACACTACACCAGTATCAGACAGACACCCTAATAGAGAAGTAATAAAGAAAGTCGTCGATAGGGAGCAACAAAGGGAGGTGTGGAATAACTGGACTCCCTCTGATAGCGAGAAAGAATTACTTAACAATCAACTTGGAGAAATAGATCATGACACAGAAATTATCAAGTATAAAAAATATTATGCCAAAGCAGAAACAATCGTCGCACCATTCAGCCATTACAGAAGCTGGTGTAAAAGAGTCGCAGAGTTTGACGGAGTTCAGCGAAACGGAAAAGAATTATTACCTAACGTACAAGCTAATGGACGCAAATCCTCTAGACATAGACAGCGAGGTTCGCTCAGCAGTGTTGTTAGAACTATTAGAGGGGGGACTTGATATATTTGAAACGTATCATGATGGAAAAGTTTATGTTAAAAATATAAATGTACACAATGCAAGTGTACCTGAATTAGAAAAAGCATTACATAAATGCTATGGTTACTCAATGCCATTAGAAGATGATGAACTTTTGAAACGATTAGTCATTATGTTTTCTTTGATGAACAAACAGAATATGGATGAAGATGATTTAGAGTTAAAGATTCGTTCATTAGTTCGACAGATAAATCATGTCGATAAAATACCAGCAGATATTATTATTAGATGCATTGAACATATGACTAAGAATAATAAATGGTACCCATCATATGCAGACATTCATAACTACTGCAGTGATAAATATCAGCTTAGAAAAAAGCTGGCAAACGCATTGCAAGAACGCATTAATTACTTGCAATCTTAAACAAATTGTCATAAATTATTACAAATAGTTGAGGAGCTAAATATGAATAGACAAGGAACGATTGGTGGCTCAGACGTCGCCAAGTTACAAGACCCAAATAATTGGTTTGAAATGTGGGAGATCAAGACTGGTCGTAAGCAGTCACCTGATCTTTCAGATGTATTACCAGTAGCTATGGGTGCTACTACAGAAGCATTGAATCATGCTTGGTTTAGAAAGTATATGACCAATGGCAATGAAGAGATGATGCACAGTATATTCTATGAAGAGCGTAAAGAATATTGGCAACCAAAAATAGTTGATAGAGATTTATCATTAAAATTATTTGGTGATCGTGAAGTAATCCAAGCTAATCTTGATTGTATTTATAGATCATATGACTCAGAACATTTTGATACTTATATGATTGAGTTTAAACATACACACGCAAACAATACAATGGATAGAGTGCGTGATAGTTATATGCCACAGATACAATACTATCTCAATGTAGCTAAGATTGAGAAAGCATATCTATCTGTATTGTTTGGTAACAACCGATATGATGTTTGCTGGATAGGTAGGAGTCGTGAATACTTTGATATGATAATGGTGAATGTCCAAAAATTCTGGGCGTATGTCAGAGATGATACTCCACCACCAATGGAACAAGTAGCATACAAAGAAGTATCTACTGATAAAGTAATTGTCGACGGCTTGATAGCTAGAGATGTAACCAAAAGTAATTCGTTTGCATTTAATTCAGAGTTGTTTGCTTCAACAGTTGACCAAGCAAAACAAAACTCAGATGCAAAGAAAGCACTTCTCGAAGAATTAAAAGATACAGATAGAGAAGTTTATAATGACCAGGTCAAAGTTTATAGAACTAAGAATGGTCGGAGAGTTATTCTCCAAAATAAAAAAGAGGATGTAGCATGAGGAAACAATGCTACACCCTAGTTAACCGATTTAAATACTCATAAATATCTCAGGAGAAAATAGATATGAATAATAAAACAAATAATGTATTGCCAACAAAAAAGCAAGAGCTAAAGAAGCCATTGCCTACTAGTCAAAACATTCAACAAGCAATGTGGATGTTTCAAAAAGATAAAGTTGTTGCAAACAAATCTTCAAAGAATCCGTTCTTCAAGAATACATACTCTAGTTTAGAAGAAGTTATGTCAGCTTGTGACCAGGCAAATAAGTATGGAATACTTTATGGCTTTGAATCAACAGTAACGGAAACTGGCAATCTTATTATTACTGCTACTGCTACACACGTTGGTAGTCAGACACAGCTTAAATTATCTGTGCCTTGTTTTGTACCAAACTTACACGATCCACAAAAGTTAGGTTCATCAATAACATATGCTAAGAGGTATAGCCTTCAAGCATTGTTTGCTCTCGCATCAGTAGATGACGACGGCAATAAAGCAAGTGGTATCATTGTTCCAAACGGCAATGTTAATCCACCCAAAAACACAACCCCCCAAAAAAAGGAGGACTTTAAATAATGAGTGAATACGACGACACAGATAAAGGTGTGCTTTGGAAACCAAGAAGTGACCAAGCATTAAGAGCAATAGGTAAAGTAAATAACAATGGAGAAGAAAAAAATACTTTACTTATGGCTTGTAAAACAAGAGATGGAGAAAAATATTATGAACTCTATCAAAAAGTTTCTTCTGTATATGCAAGAGAAGAAGGTGCAAATCCAAGCGCACCTGACTTCTCTGGACCATTTGGAGAAACTAGACGCATTGCTATGTGGGTAAATGAATTTCCCTCTGGTCATGCACAAGAAGGAACTAAATATCTTAAAGCAACAGTAAGCGATAAGATGCAAACTGATACATCACCAACAACTACTACTGCTGAACCAACTACTGAAGATAAAATACAAGATATAAAAGATAGTTTTGCGAAAGCAGAAAGTGGAGATGATTGGAATGACCAGTTCTAATATAACAGACAGATATAAGACAATGCTAGACCTTATATCTGTCAAGCAACTTGCTTCTGAGTTAAGGAGCAAGTGCTGTAAAACCGAACAAACACAAATAACTGAACAAGCTATGATGCGATACATAAGAAAGTATCACATACAGTATATTCCGTTTAGTGGTGTAAAGTATTTAACACCAGTGGATGTTGACAATTTGTTAGAAGCAATGAAACTAACGGGTAAACAAAGAAGGAGTACAAACAAATGAGTTTTATTGATGATCCAAGAGCAGAGAATTATGATAAGTACGGTAGAGTTTATCGACCAGAAACCATAGTTCCAAAATATAATTCTTTTATGGGTGGCAAAGCAATTTCAGCTAATGAAAATTTAGACATCTTTGATAGAGCAAAACGTAAAAGAAAATCAAGCCATAACAAAGTAAGATTACCTAAGTATGTATCAACAGAAAAAAGAGTATCGTTATGATAGATGATATATTTGATTGGTGTGTTTTATTTTTATTAGAAGTATCAGCAATAATAGGAATGTCTTATCAAGAGTTAAATGTTTATCTCTTTGTAATCGTATTACCATTAGCAATACTTGTATCAATATTATTTAACATTTATCTTTATGTTAAGTTTGTAAGATGAAAGCTAAAGAAATATTAAAGGAAGCACAAGTGCAAGTCGACGACAGAGAAAACCAATATGGTTCACCAGAGAAAATGCTTCAAAGATTCTCTGATCTATCTTCTACAATCCTCGACTACCACATCACACCACAACAAGCTGGTCTACTTTTGATAGCATTAAAGATGACCAGGCTAATAGAAACACCAAATCATATGGATAGCATTATAGATATTGCTGGATATGCTGGTGTGCTAGGCGAAACTACTAAATCTTAAAAAAACGGCTTGATATAAAGACCCTCAGAGGGGTGGAATGGTACCTCCGAGTATGATTGTACCCCTCAAATATCAAGTAATAACTGTCGTAGCTCTGGTCCACGAGATTTAACTTGACCCCACCAACGGCTGTTTTCCATTTCAAAAGCAGCACTTTTCCAATCATTAGCTTCTATTGCTGTCCAAAATTTAACAAACTTTGAGAATCTATTCCAACCCATATTGAATTGCATAGATAAAATTACAACTTGTGCTGAGTCAGGTAGCTCTCTCCACATTGGTTTGTGTTTATCTAACTCTTGAGAATGTTTTTCTAAGTCACGAGCAAGAATAAAGTCTGCTGTTTCTTGATCTATTCCCTCTTCTAAGTTGTGACCATAACCGATTGTCCATACACCTACTGTATCTTTGTACATATCAAGGCGACAACCCTCATGTTTTTTTATGACGTCGACAAGTTTCATATTATTTTCCTTTGTTCATTAATTGTAATCCAGTTTTACCAAAGCGATAACCAAAAGAAGATCCAATACATATATATAAGCAAGTCGAGAACCAGCCTGGTGTACTTGTGTTTAAGAAATCAAATCCATTCTTTACATAAGGCTGAGTGTAAGGAACAAAACAAGCCACAAGAATACCACCAAAAATAATAGTCCAAAATTCATCTTTCCAACTCCCAGCCATCTGATTTGTAAGAGCTTGTTCATTAAGCATATCTGATGTAGCAGAAGTCTCGTAAACTTTTGCTTCGGCTTTGGCCTTTGCTACTTTAACTTCTGTATCTGCTTTGGCTTTATCTACTCTACCTTGTAACCAAGTACCAGCTAAAGAACTTATTGGTCCTATTATACTACCTATCATATACTTCTCCTTTATTTGGCGAGAGATAATTGCAGATTATATTAGCAAATAAATAATTTAACAAAGTTTATTAAGTTTAAATTAAACAATTATCTCTCATAACTTTTAATTTTTTTTAGGAACTGTCTTAGGTACACAATAAGCTTTGACCCATATCCTACTATCCCCAGCGAGTGAGGTGTCAAGGTTTTGTGATCTAATCTTCTGTGCAATTCTAAGGCACGAATCCAAATCACTGAAGTAGACACTTTCCTGAACCGTACCTGAAAGAAAAACAACCAGCAACCATGTCAACTAGACCTACCCATAAACAAACCCATTGCAACTGCATTAGCCGACGTCAACACAGATACCATACCACTCTGCTCCAGGCTTGGTGACTCCAAACCCATATACCAAAAGACAGTTTTGTATGTAAGATACATATAAAGTAGTATCAAACCTCTTGGTATTATCTTGAAAGAATCAATAGCATGAGTCCAATCCTCTACTATTTTAGTCATCTTAGTCATTATAGTTTATCCATCTCTGCTTTTGCATCTTCTAATTGTTTAGTTGTAGGTTCTGTATATCTTTCACTTGTCCATACAAGAGTATAATTTTTATCTATGTCACAATTTATATATCCATCACTAGGAATGGCATCTTTATAAATATGTAAAATCATTTCCCAAGTTATTTGCATCAACCAAATCCTATAATTCTATATTTAACTGTTACTAATGATGAATTAAAATCTCCATCTGCGTATTGCTGTACTCTTATTTTGTGACTTGTAAGGTCAGAACCAGTATCATTAATGTATGATATTGTATTATAAACATTTCTCCACCCAGTTTTTGGATTTTCATTTGACATAAAAGTACCACCCAAACCACCTACTGGAGTATTACTTGAGTTTGTAATATGTACTGCACAAGTAGCATTACTTCCAGGTACACCATCTTCTCCAGATTTTCCAGCGAAATCAAAAGAAACAATTATTAATGATTTATTTGGTATTGTAAGACCAGTAACCATATCATAAGTAGTATTGTTTGAAGTGCCATCTTGTGTAGCTGAACCATTAGAAAATGTAAGACCTAATTTTGCAGTAGTAACAGCATCATCAGCTATTTTAGCACTAGGTACAGTAGTTCCAGTTCCTAACAGATTGGCAAGATTTCGTGCATTACTCATATTATGCTTCCTCCAATGCTTTTACTTTAGCTTCTAATGTTTCTATTCGCTCCATAGCTTCTTGGAGTGCTTTAACTGCTTTCATATAAAGAACAGAATATTTAATAGCTTTTACTGGTTCTTTTTGGTTTACATCTCCAACCTTTTTTCCTTCTGGAATATCATCACCATCTTTGTAAACACTTCCAAAATCAGAATTGTGTTCTACATCACCAACAGATGGTTCAACTTTATCAATTAAACTAGGACTTACTTTCTCTACTTCTTGAGCAACAACACCTAATTGAACTAAATCTCCAGTATCATATTTCTTGAAGTTTCTTATCTTAATAGATTTTATATCATTCCATTGACTTTTAGCATCTGTAATATCTGACTTTAATCTTTCGTCCGATATATTACCCCAAGTATTACTAGCATTATAAGAAGCACCATTTGAGTAAACTAGAAATCTATTATAACTTGAAAATACACATTGAATAAAAATAGAGGTTGCATCAAAATGATTTGTTGCATGAGCAATGTATAATCCATGACTTTGACTTGAAGATGCATTAGTATTTTTTAACATCAAAATAAATTCATTTTTATTCTGAGTAAATTCACAGAAATCGCCAGTTGTTAAACCAGCACCAGTTGTACCAGCTCCATTATGAAATGTATCATTTGGAGAAGACCTAAAACAACCACTTGTAGTTCCTATAGTACCACCAGAAGTAACTTGAATATCGCCAGTATCAGCACCAAAACCACAAGCTAAAAGTAATCTATCAACAGTTGTATCGTATCCTAATTGAAAGTCTGGTCTGCTATTACCACCAGCACCAAACCCTATTTTATAATTGTCAGCTAAATGAACACCATTACCACTTGTAAAAGAAGGTGCTTGACCAATACCTATGTCATCTTCAGAACCATCAACAATAAATAAATTAGTATTTGTGTCGCCTTCTATTCTAAAATCTTTGGAAGCACCACTTTCATTAAATACAAAATCACCACCATCAAGACTTACATCACCACTAAACGTACCAGTAGTTCCAGTTATCCCACCAGTAAACGTACCACCAGTTTTAGGCATAGCATCAGATAAGCTAAAGACATCATACACTACAATCATCACTTCATCAGAAGCTGTAGCACCACTAGTTAATGTAACTGTATTTGCCGTCGACGTATTATAATCTGCTGTATCTAACAAAACACCATTGAGGTAGACATCTAACAGAGAACCACTATCAAACTGAAGTGTCTTACTATCAAGGTCACTGCCAGTAAATGCAGTTTGGCTACCACTAGCAGAGTAACGATACCTCTCTCTTATTCCGAAGCCGTCTGAACTTTTACCTATGTATGGCATTTATATATTCCTATTCTGGTAATTTAAATTCGTCATTGCGTTCTTTAGCAGTCTTAACAACTTTTAAATTAAATGCTTGTTCAACTTGTTTGTCTTCGCCAGTTGCTATGGTAATTCCATTAGCATTACAATGTGCTGTGTTAAGTGCAATGATTTCATCTTTAGCTGAACTAGCTCTTGCCTTAAGAGCATTATCAGCCCAATCTTGTGTAGATAAACAAGCATAACTCATAGCTTTGTCTTCTGTATCTGTTAATTCAATTTCATATTTTGCCATAGTTTTTCCTAACTTATTTTATATGCATTTAGCTGAATAGTAGTGTCTGCGTTATTAAGAGTTACACCCCCACCACTGTATTGATAAACTTGTAATTCTAAATAATCACTTGCAGATAATGTAAATATTCCATTTGCATGAAGTTGTTCATAGTTTGGTAATGAATGAGAATACCCAAATGTCAGCCTAGAACCATTTTTGTATATATCCATTAAAGAAGTAGATATAGCACTAGAAGTGTACCATCTCATACTTGCTGCTATGTAGTAATCACCAGCTGTTACAGCTGTCCATCTAGTATGGTCATTTGATTGTGTAAAACCATAAATACCTTGATTACCTATTCTATTAGTTCCATCTAATTTAACCAAAGTATATGTATTATGTGCCACAGATTGACTTGTGTATTTCCATACAGAAAGTCTTGGTTGCAGTGGTTTTGATACATGACCATTTGCATCTATAACTAAATGATTTGTGCTAGTAGCACCATTGGTTATATTAAAATTATCAGCACCTAAATAAAGTTGACCACTTCCAGTATGTTGTAATTTTGTATTATTCCCATCATGGAATATTTGTGCATCATTTCCAGTACCAAATCTTAATTTTTGACTATCTGACAAATCTAAATTGGTAGCTAAATCTGCACCAGTAAC